CCCTGCAATGGCGGCCATCTTCTGCTGGAGAATCTCCCCAACTGCCACCGGCTGTGCGAATGCCTCGTCAAATCCGACCATGACGTTACTCAGCCGAGCCAGATGCCCCTGCGTGCAGACGGAGTAGGGAACACATGCATCTCGGCACTCGTCCCACAGGCGCTTCTCCAACTCCACGCGGGTCTCTCCGGTATAAGTCTTGATCGTGAACCACAGTCCGCGCAGGCACTTGCGGTACAGCTTGTCACCAATCTTGTACACCGTATCCTTGTTCCACCACGTGGTGACGTCGCGGTAGACCACTGAGATCTCCAACTCTGTCTTTCCCAAGCCGCGCCACGACTCGCGCATCTCGTGGACCGTGGCCTTCTGCGTGGTCGGAACCTCCACCGCACACAGCATGTCGATAGCCTCGGTCATTTGCTTTGAGAACTCCGCGCTGTGGACGTTCTGCGTGTCCGCGGCCAACTGTGCCTCCCGGCGGTTCGCGGGAATAGGCGCGCGGTTGGGAAGGCGGTCAAACTGATGGAACAGAGCCTCCGCAAAGACGCCAAGCATCTCTCTGCGCCTCTGAATAAGTCCGTCGTGTGCCAACGCGTCAATCAGGGCCGTCACTCCGGCAACATCCGCACCGTTGAGGATCAGGGTGCGCAACGTGGTGTAGTGCGGAGACAGAACGTAGTGGTCCACGTGTCTCCACAGGGCCACCCTCGACTGCGGGTTAAGCCCAACCTCTGCCTCCCGTGCGTAGGCGTCAAGCTCGGCAGCCGGCCTGCGGTCAAGGTACTGCTGGCGCACCTCCCGGAGATGATCCAGCAGGCGCCGCTGTTCTCCGTGCCGAATGAGCATGGCGTGGTGCATGCCGCACTTTCCGTCCGGATGCTGTGCCACTGCCTCGCACCGCCGGCCGTTCCTCTTTAGATGCCCGCAGATCGGAGGAGGGGCAGCCGCCGCAGGCACAGGCGGGACCGCGGGGACAGGCGCAGGCACCGGTGCACCCCCAGCCGCGGTCGCTGCTTGCCATCGCGCCCGCAGGCGAGCTTGGTCGCGGGTAAATTTGAGTTGAAGTTGAGGTGTTGCCACCATGGGTGCGTGGTAGCCACAAAGGCCGTTGGTGTGTCCGTTGTGGGTGCAGGGCGAGGCATTCTTAGTGAAGGCAGTGCAGGTAGGCATTTTGGCTGTGTGTCTTTGTCCCTGACTGTTAAATTTTTGGTCAAATCATTTCCGTTTTGGTCTACAGGCAAAAAGTGTTGGATTGTTTGGGTTCTTGCCACTACATCTAGTCCTTTCCGCAGAACGGGCACTTGGCTCGGTTCAGGACATTTGCGAACCCCGTCTTCGGGGGAACTTCCCACTCGCGCTCATTCCCGCGAACTCCGGGATGGGTGACCACCTCTTGGCGCACCCACTTTGGCTTGGATGCGTGCCACGCCACGCACTTTGTCTTTGTCTCCGCCTCGCGTGCGGCCTTCTCCTCCGCGGCCTTAGCGGCGTCCGCCCTTGCTGTGTCGAGTGTAGGTTGCAGTGCTTCCCAGTCCTTGTCGTCCATCCACGTGGGCTTCTTACGTTGAGGGGTTGCCATTTTGATATGTTGTTGTGATGACCTAACATCCATTTACTTCATAGACTCAAATCCATTTTAGACGAACACACAAAACGGATCTGGACCTAGCCAAGCGTGCTCTGAGTACCATGGCACTTCCTTCACTTCGTATTCTTCGGTATGGACCTCCTGTTCGCCCTGCCTGCAGAGGATGCGCCTGCTACTGTCCTGCGCCCTATGGATTCGGATACGGAAGGAACAAGATCTGCTGGGCATACGGACCCAACGGGGCAACCCTTGAAGACATGATCAAGTATGACTTCCGAACACGATGCTTCTATCACGAGCTGCCGCCGTATAAGGAACCACAACCCTCGCTCGGCGAGCGTCTGCGTGCGCGCGTTGGTCAGATTCTAGCAAAGAAGGCGGCTATGTGTGACCTAGATGTCTAGTTCAGGCGCAGACAACAAACAAAACCTTTTTACAACTATAATGAGGTTGAAGACACTGCGGAAGTCGCACAAGGCAGACAAGAAATGGGATGCGGTCTTTGAGAAGGATGGCAAAGAGAAGATCGTCCCCTTTGGAGCCAAGGGGTACAGTGACTTTACAAAGCACAAGGATGTGACTCGTAGAGCACGGTATTTGAAACGTCATTCAGGTATGGGAGAGCATTGGAACAAGCCCGACACTCCGGGCTCACTTAGCAGGTGGATCCTGTGGAACAAGCCCAGTCTCCGGAGCAGCTTGGCTGACTTCCGCAGGCGGTTCCACCTTTAAGGGGGCAACGGTGGGGACCTCAGCAGCCGCCACGGGCTCAGGGGCAACGGTGGGGACCTCCGCAACAACCGCGGGCTTGGGGAGGACAAGCGTGTCAATCTCAAAGACCATCTTGCGTGCACCGGCTGGCTTGAGAGCGCGACCTATGAATTTGAAGTGGGGGAGACTCATTTATATAAAATGAATATTCTTTTTCGCTATCTAACTACATCAGTTAGAATGCGCCCGAACACTGTATCCGACCAACGTCTCAATTCTGAGCTTCTGCGTCTTGGTGCCCACACCTCGGGGTCCCGTGCTCGTCGTCTGGAGCGTCTCCAGCGATTTCGTGAGTATGTTCCGCGGCGGTCACGCGCACAGGAGGCAAAGCTAGCCGCCGAACTCAATCAGCGCGGAAAGTTCAACCAATCGGAGCGTTCTGCCGCATGGGCTCTCATGTATCTTAGAAACTACAAAATGGAAACGCGGCAGGTAGGAACAATCCCTACAACAAATGGATGGAACGTGTATTATCTGCAAAGTGGCTCTTGGGGACATGTCAGCACACCGGACGTGCCTTCTAACGGGACTTGAACAGGGTCTATTCAAGAGCAAAGCAGACTGGCTGAAGCAGTCAACAGCAAAGCCCAAGCCTAAGAAGGTGATTCGAAAGGTCTTGGTTGAGTAAGCGCAGCCCAACTCACAGGAAACCTACTTTTTAACTGCTCCGACACCTGCTGCGCAACAAGACGAACTTCTGCCTGAGCATCCGGACTGATACGGAGATGGCACAAGCGAGCGTAGGCAGCAATAGAGCCTGTCTCAATGAATTCCGTCATCATATTCTGAGGGAGAATCATCCGTGCCTGCTCGGGTGGGACATCGTTCTTCAGCATGAGGTCGTACGCATACACGGCGTCCTTGCATTCCATCTTGATGTATTCGCGAAGGTGCTCATTATCCTTGTGAACATCGTCGTTGCTGCCCTGCTTCTTTCCCGGAGCACGGGTCCGAAACTCAGGGATATGAAAGGTGGGCGGATCATCTACATAACGGCGACTCACTTCGTTACGCGCAAATCCAACGGTGTGGCGAAACCACTCGCGGGCCATCCAAATCGGCATCCTCAGGCGAAATCGGGCTTGAGGATGGAAGAAGGGTGACGTGTGCTCGTGTTTGGATAGATAGTGAATGAGCTTGGCGTCTTTTTCGCCAAATTCATCAACGTGTTTCCCCAGAGAGACCCGTGCAGCATTCACAACGGTCAGGTCGTCTCCAAAGGTCTCAAGGAGTTCTACTTTGCACGTCTCAAACATATTTGATACTAGAGCTGAATATGAAAATTCATTGGAGGAACGACTCTGCGGTAGAGATCCCCCAGTCGCAGAGTGCGATCGGTGTCAAAATACATGGTGGCAATCTTGTTGAACAGATGCACATAGGTAAAGATAACTGTAATGACAACAACCACGCTCTCCTGCATTACTGAAGTGCGATGTTTTGCGTCCTCGGAAGCCTACGCGACAGGACGACCCGCTGTGTGCCACCCACGGACATATCATCTCCCTCCTGAATTCCCTCAATTGCCCGGAGTGCCTCGGCGACCCGCTGAGGCTGATCGGCAAACTGAAGAAGGAGCTGGGTACGGATTGCCGTGCGACGCAGAGGGGGCCGAAGTGTGCGCGTGGACCGAGCGATTGTGCCCGCGCCACCTTCAATGACAAAGTTGTCAAGGTTGTTGCCCTGCATGAACTCAAGCACGCCGGTACCCAACTGTGTCTTGCGATCCTTCAGCGTCTTTATCTGCGCCTGCAGTCCGCGAATTTGATCATCAAGTCCAATCCACTCCCTCAGTGTCTCGCGAATGTGCGTTGTGTCCTCCTGCGTCTCCATGTCCTTTTCTTCGTGCGCCTGTGAAAGCCACCTCCGAAAACAGGCGAAGGAAATTGTGCCGTCTGACGCACCTTTCCGGCAAGATTGTTGAGCCCTTCTCGTGCTCGTTGGGCTGCCGGACCTGACATTGATTGTGCCGACTCGCGCACCCTTGTTGCGAGGTTGTTGAACCCTTCTTGCGCGTTCTGGACTTCCGGACCTGAGAGAGCTTCAGAGATCATCTTGAACGCAGCGGCAAGGTCCTCGCCGAGCTGCTCGCGACGGGCGTTTATCTTTCCAACTGCACGGTTGCCTTCTGTGAATACGTTTGCCAGCATGTCGCCGAACGGAGGAGGAATTGCGCGAATATAGGCGTCTGTTGCAGTCGCAAAGTCCTGACGACTTAACGAAACCAAGGCGATCATCGGCCATGCAATCATGCCGAACACGGCTGCCATTCCTAATCCAGCCATGCTCGCATACGGAATCGGCAAAAGACCAATCATGACAGGAAGCCCCGCCTGAATTGATCGAGTAAGCACCTTGCCTCCCATCAACATCACATCAAGTGAGGCACCCAAGATGCTGCCAAATCCGGGGAGCTTTTCTGCACTGTCTAGAATGTACACAGCTGAAAAAAGGCTGGCTAGCATGGTGCGAAAGACCTCGGGATTGTTTCTGGTTGCGTCTATGAACGAGGTAATTTGAGGACCGATAAAATCACTAGAGTCTCCACCTCCGGACTGAGCTCCGTACCGTCTCAGTGCGTCTGAGTAGCCGGGCTTCCGACGCAAGGCCGACATCAGAAGGTCAATGCGCTCGGCTGTCTCGTCTGTCAAGAGTTTATACTTATTTAGAATGTCACGAAGGCCCATTACTATAAGGCTTAGAATTTCCACTTCTTATCACACTCAAGGCAGGTGACGAAGGTGGTCATCGGCTCATCTGCAGAGCGCGTCTGTAGCTGGTAGAAGTCACAGCGGGTCTTCTTCTTGCACGACGAGCAGTGAAGGAAGATCGATGCAGTGGACTTCTTTGAGTACATGGCCTTCTTCTTGTCAATGATACTCTGAATCATCTCCTTCCATCGCTTGGGGTTCAAATCAACCAGCGTTGAATCCACAAACTTCGTGACCTCCATGGTCGCCGCCATCTCGCGGTGGGGATACAAACTAACCGCGCGGCTGCGATACATATCCACGAAGACCGTGTTTGTCCAGTCAATGTCCACGAACCACCGCTGGGCGTCCTGAATGCAGCGATTCAGAATGGCGGTTTCAATCTCTTCACTCTCAAACTTCTCCCGAACACGGTCTCGCATCGGGTGGTCCACGAATACGTTGGATGCATGAAGCATGTGGACGGTAACATGCGGACGAGCCTCTCCTTCATCTGTCTCCTCCGGCTCATCCTGAACAGGATCGCCATGTCCGTCATCCTCTTCGTATTCACCCTCCTCTTCCTCCTCGTCTTCGTTGAAGGTACACGTCTGATAAAACTCATCATACTCAGACGACTTTAGGTCTAAATACTTAGATGCTTGGCGATCGTAGTCGTCCGGATTTGGGTTGGCTGACTTGAGCACGGCAATAGATCCCTGAAACGAGTCGTCATGGAAAGGCGGTGGCAGCATGTGCTGGTTTGTATGTTCGTCCTCCACTTCAGACGGCACTGCAAAGAACGCAAAGGAATGCTCCTCCTGTACACACTTGCCCTGAAACTGAAGTGTCGGCTGCTTCAGCTTCTTGCGCAGCCACTCCAACACGTCAGCTGTCTTGGCTGGAATGGACGCCTCCGAAAGAGTACCGGATACGGCAATAAGAATAGCGACAACCATGATGAAGCCCTTGTCTTAGACATTCAGGGTTTCGTTTTGTTTAAATTCTGCGTCCAGTCTTCATGCGTCTCCTGCGCCGGCCGCCTCTTACAACCGCCCCCGTCTCTCGCATGTACTGAGTTTTAAGGTTAGGTCGAAAGGGGGCGAGAGACGTTTCCATTGCCCGCCGAGCAATGCGTTGTTCAGTTGTCTCTTCCCGTGCCGCCGCTGCCTTGCGCTTCGACTCTTCCTCGGCTTGCTCTGCCTCTCCTGAAGTGTCTTCTTCGCCATCTGCTGGTTCCGCCACGACATTACGTTTAGGCTTTGCCGCCGCTGCCGCTCTCTTTGCTGCCAAGGCCTTTCGCACTGTATTTTCTTGAGAGAAGTTGCCCTCTACGTCTTTCTTCCCGGGGAGGAGACTACGGGGTGCATTCCCTACCGTTGGTCCGGGCTTCAGGAACCCAACCCCCGCTGCGGCCGCATTATCGGCTGGCTTTGCCACTGGCTTTGCCAGAGGGGGTTTTCGTATTGTAAGTAAAGCTTTCTTTGGGGCGAGTTCTTTCGCTTTGTCTGCTGCAGTGGCGCCCGATCGGATTCCCTGACCAGCGGCGCTTGCAGCAGACCCGATGGCAGACCCAGCAGCGCCAACGCCCGATCGGATTCCCTGACCAGCGGCGCTTGCAGCAGACCCGATGGCAGACCCAGCAGCACTCGCGGCGGACCCAGCGGCACCTGCAGCGGCACTCGCGGCGGACCCAGCAGCAGCGGCGCCCGATCGGATTCCTTGACCGACACGAGCAGACGCACCTCCGAGTCCACGCCAGAGTCTTGCAAGTCCAGCGCCTATTCCTTCTACAATGTTCCTCCCGGTATCACTTTTTGCAAACTTGATTGCCAGCCAAATCACAAAAAAGGCAGCAACTACATATCCGGTTGTTTTCAAGACCTCAATGAATAGACCCCTCTTGCCCTCTCCTATTATTGTCAGATCAACCGGAGGCTGAAGGATTCGACGAGCGGGTGGTCTTGGTGGAGGCGCCACTGGTTTATATTGAGTGGGCTGAATCTCGTGAATCGCATGTGCCGGGGGCGTCGCGGGTGTGCTCGTCTGAATACTTCTCATATTGGAGTCTGAGATGATCACGGGTTCTGCCATCACAATCACTCGCGTACCATCCTTATTTTTCCATGTGTAGAATGGGCGACTCACGTCCAGTATGTCTGCAATCTTGAGACTGGGAATACTCACGCCATCTGCAGCACCAGGCATCAACCCTGCAAACGAATTCACAAACTTCGCACCAGGTCCACTTAGGTTCGATCCGGATGCCAGCGGGATCAAAACAACAACTCCGGTTCCTATGACCAACGGGCCTAGATCAAAAACGATGTGCTCAAGTGGAGGACGGAGTCTCATCTTGTTCCGTGCTCCGAACTCGCCGATCTGAAAGCACGCATCGTATTGTTCCCCCTCTATACGAAGTGGAAACGGATGGTAGACACTCATGTGCGTCATGTTGCCGGATGCAAGAGGAAGCGTGGCTCCCGAAGCCTTGATCGTCACTGAAAGGTTGAGAGCAAACGGAATAGACGGAAACAGGAAAAATTTTGTCAGTCCACCGTGTGTTTTCCGATTAACCATGTGACTTCCATTGAAGTCATTGGGGTCATCGGACGGGTCAAACATCTTTTGCTGCGTCGGGAACATCTTTCTCGTCAATGTAGATGTAGATGAGATGTTGTCACCTAGCACAATCGTACATCCGGCACATGTATCGGCATCTTGAACACTTAGTGCCAAATCGCCGGACCCCATTGTCTCTAGCAGACAAAACAAGTATCACGAAGTAACAATATGCCTCCGCCGCCTGTACTTGCTTCTCCGCCGGCAACAGAACCGTTGCCCCCTGCGAAAGATACCCCGTGGTGGGGCGTGGTTCTCGTAGCGTTCTTCGTATCCCTCATCTCTGTCATAGCTACCCTATACCTAACGAGGCCGATAGATATCGCGAAACCCGCTGGGTTTGGAACTCTCTTGAACGACTCAATCACGTTTCTACCCCACATTTTCACGATGCAGGGTGCGTATTCAATCCCTAGTCTCGTGGGTATCTGCTCCATTCCGATCAACTTCCTAATGGGCAAGCTACTGCTTGGACTGACCGCTATGTTCGCAGATATAATTAGTCTCGCCCAAACTCGGATGAAGGGGCCGGCGCTGCAGGCGTGGTGGAATTTTCGGCCGCCGGCAGCAGCGGCTCCGGCAGCAGCGGCTCCGGCAGCGGCAGCGGGGACGGGAGCGGGAAGGTCTGGTGGCCTTCGCGGCGGTGGTGCAATGAGCGCATGGGATGGATGCGAAATTGCGGGATTTGAATTCTTCAAGAGCGAGTATGCTCCTCAAGGACTTGTTGTCACCGCAACTATATTTTGGTATTATATTCTGGATCTCATGATCAACCGGAACCCGCTTGACAGCGTGCTCAGCTGGCTCGCATTCATTCTGTTCTTCGGTCTTCAGGCCATGCAGCTGAAAGACTGTGACAATATGGGAGGGAGCTTCCTTATCAAGACTTTCATCTCGTTCGTTGAGGGATTTATCATTGGCGGCGTTGGATACGGCATTGTTCAATCAACGATCCCCACTCGCCTTCCGTCGGCTATACTTCCCCAAGGCCCCAATGTGACCTCTCTGAAAAAGCAAGCTGACGGCACCTACAAGGACGACGCAGGCAATGAGTACATTGTTGGACCCGATGGCCGGCCGATCTTGAAGTCTTTCATTGAATCCGCTATGAGCGAGCCTTCCGTATAAGCGTATAGTACAAAATCATACTTGCCCCCGAATGACGACCCACCTCGGCACCGTTCTTGAACACCACGATTGTCGGCACAACCTGAATACCCATCTTCTTTCCCAATCCCATCAGGTCCACGTGAGTATTCACCGACGTCCACTTCACATCCGGAAATTCCTCCTTCAGGTCTTCAACCGCGGGCTTGATCACGGCACACGGGGTGCACGACGGAGACCAGAAATGAAACGCTTCAACACTCATTCTGCTTTATCTACAGTGTCTATTTGTAAATGACCCCGCTCGGCGCGGATCACCGGCGTCTTGGAAATGACCTGTCTGGTCAGGTTTACGTCACGAGCTTTACAGAGCTCCACGAATGCCTTGTACAAGTGTTTGTCAATCAACTCCTTGTCCAGCGTATCCAATGAAGACCGAATCCACGCAACAATATCCTTCTGCTGCGTAGGGCCACCCATGATTCGCAGAGGGCAGCCCGGAAACAGTTCATCTACGACTACGGGAACATCGGGTTTGGACGTAACGCCATTTACAATGTCCTGAGCCATCTTGTCCACCACGGCATTCTGCTTGGACAGTTCATCCAACCCACCTGTGTGCGCCTTTACGTGAACAAACCGATGGGACTTGAATTTGGAGAGTGTGGTTGTGATCTCCTTGATCAAGTCCTGATGAAGAACGTCCTTGCCAGCCGCTGTCTTCCAGCCCCGATTCATCCAGCCCGTCAACCACGACGTCAAGCAGTTAATGGAATACTCGGAGTCCGAATAGACAACCAAGTCGCAATCAAGTTCTCCACGGTCCTCTAGTGTTTTGACAGCAAGCCGAATTGCTGAGAGCTCAGCCCGATTGTTTGTTTGGTCTTGGTCGTCGGGAACTCGGTGAGAGGATGACCAGGTGGGGTGATCAGGAAACCACGCCGCGTATCCTGCCTTTGCACCCTTGCGACCATTGCCAGTGCAAGATCCATCTGTAAATACGCGCATGTCTCTTACTTGTTCGTTCGTTCTAATTCCATTTCAAGCATCCGCGGGTCATCCCACAACGCAGGGTCCAGTGCGCCACTGATCTGTGGGCGATGAACATACTGGGGAAGCGTGGTCACAATGCAGCGACTGACAATGGCCGATTGCAAAAGAGCTTCTTCTATGTGAAACCACACGCGACAACGGAACGAGCGCTGCTCCAGCGAGCGACGAAGCATCTGTTGACAAGCCAAACTCAAAAAATGGGCATGCCAAATCAGCAAGATACGGACGCGAGTGGATCTATGAGCAGGTGCAAAGGCGATCCACTGGGCGAACCATTTCGCAAAGTCATCAATTGAACTGGACACAGCTGCATCCACTTCTTCAAATTCACACTGGTCTGCGTACTTAGCCTTGTAAGCATCCCAAAGTGTTCTGGTTTCTCTGTCGTTCAAGCATTCATACAAAATACGGTGTGGCGGAGGAAAGGAGCCAACCGGCGACTGTGGCGGAGGAAAGGGGGAGGACATTACTCCGTCTTGTCACTAGACCCCACGATCCGTTTAACAGGGATTTCAGCAGACACGATGTAGATGCTGTTCTCCGTGGCAACAATGAAGATCTTCTCCTCCTTGATGCGAGAAATGGTCTCAATCGGCGAGGTGTACTCCGTATCCGACTTCACCAGAAACTTGGTAGTGTCCTGAACACCGATGCAGCACGACTTTGCCAAGCTATCGTTGTAATAGTCAAGGTAGATCGGCTTGTCATTTTCAATCGCAATCTTTGCGGCAGCGGCCATTACAGTGGCAGAGGGGACGGCACTCATTTTCTTTGACGCAAGGACTTCCGACGACTCTTTCTACCGCGGGTGGACCGACGACCACCACGGGCCTCTTGTCTAGCTGCTCTCCTTTCGCGCGCCAGCCGATTCTCCTCTCTGTACTTAAGCACCTGTTTCATCCACTCAAGCGTGTAATATGCCATCTTCCAAGCCATGCGTTTGTCCTTCGCGTCTCGTTTTTGTAGCAGACCGTTTAGCTTGTCGAGGTTCGTCTTCACGTTATCCTGAGAACTTTGCACTGCAGCATCGCCGACGATGTCGGCGACGGCTACGTTGACGTGGCCAGGTTCACTCGGCAAAAAAGATGGATCGCGTTCTATCATGTTGAGGATGATGGCATGGAAGTTATCGGGCCATCCATAGGCGGGATCGGCTTTCTCTGCCTTTAGCTCTTCCTTTATCTGTGCCTGCAGACTTTCAATGCCCGCAATCGTCGGGGATGGAAGCATTGTTTATACCTTCAGAGAATCGTCTATCCCGATCTGCGAGACTTCCGGCGACTCTTTCTACCGCGACGGGTTCTGCGGCGGCGTCCTCCGTCCCACCAGTCTGGAAAAAGTTCAAGTCGTCTTAACCTCAAGAACACAAATATAAGGTGTAGCTCCCCATTAATTTCATCGGTCGACATCCTATCCTTCTCCTCGACCAGATAGTCCAATGCTTGCCTTGCCCACGCGCCGCTCCTCGCCCCTTCGCCTCTAAAAAGTTCAGGGTCAATACGGTCAAGATCGTAGATAACATCGTACATACCCTCGCGTGTTCCATACGTATAGAAATTGTGGAAGATTTCCTTGAGGTTTTTCTTTGTCAGATCAAGTGGTTGCTTCATTGTTTATAGCTTGAGAGAATCGTCCAGCTTGAACCGGCTCTTCATGTTCAGGCACGGCGTTTCTGCCTTGGGGATGGCCAACACTTGGCGCACAGGATCCTTCACCTCAGGCACCTTGGCCGCCACCGCAAACACGAAGCGGACCAGCGCATCCACGTGCTCTTCGCCCGCGGGGGTCTTTTGATGCCGAACGCACTCCTTCAGATCATCCACGATTGTCTTGACAAACGCAGACATCACCTCCGATGGAAGCAGGCCCCGAGCAAAGAGCTCAGCCACGTACACCGCAAACGTCCGCTTCTTCTCCTTCTGCTTCGTCCAGGCAATAATCGCATCGGTGTATCCAGGATCTGTGTGATGGGGAACAATGGTGACGTTTGTATCCGCATACAGCGTATCAAACATCATCACCTGCACCATGAGATCCTGACGAGCATCGGGATAGGCCGACGCAATGTCCTTGTAGGCATCCGCCATGAGCGGGGCATAGAAGGTCTGCTGAATGCCCCGATCAAAGAGCAAGGTGGTAACCCGAAGTCGGAACATGGAATCCCGACTGTCAAGCTTCTCCATGATGGAGACCATCATCTTGTCGTACGTCTGCTTGGTTAGCTTGTTGAGAAACGCATTGACGGCATCGTAATCTGCGTCGTCCTTCTCTCGGACCTTTCGGTGAACTGCAAGCAGCGCGAGCTCTCGCCAGTTGGAGGCCTCTTCTGCTGGGGCCCTGCGAATAACTTGGCGCCGGAAGGACGGCTTGAAGGAGATCTTGAGGGTGGAGATGATCGTGCGAATGGCATCGCTGAGTGCAGGGCGGGGGTTTGCGCGAAGAGAATAGAGAGTAGCAATGTCCATTCTCCCCTTCTCTTCTGTTTAGACAATCGTATCCGTTTTCTACCAATGGGCAATTGTTTTGGCATTGATCAACCTATGATGACGATAGGCATAAAAACGATTCGGGCGTCCAAGTTCAAGGAGATCAAAACCTACAAGGATGCCCTGCGAATGGCTGGACACATTGTTCCGGACGACGAGAGCTTGACCATCTTTCGGAATGACGTGATTCTCTTTGCACCTGCGTACACAAAGTTCCAGTTTGCCGATGCAATTCGCTACAAGAAGACCACCCTTCCTATCAAAAAGTTATACGGCAAGTAGTTATGCTTTCACAGAGACAATGTAACCTAGATACAATGAAGACCTTCGCAATCGTCTACCGTAGCTCGCTAGAGGAGGACAAGGCAAAGTGGGATATTTATTCGGGATACACTCTCTTTTCGGATGCGCTGAATGACGTCATGTCGGTCTATCAGTTTAGGGGTATGCTTCCCGATTACGCATGGTGGATCTACGAAGTGAAGGAGGACGGAACAATGATAAAGCTGGGCCACGATGGAAATCCCATTGTGGATGCGTAGAACAAAATGGATTGTTCACCCACTACTATAGGTAGAGTGGCGAAGATGTCTGACACAACTCCTATGCCCATGACGTGGATCCTCTGGTATCATGATCCCAACGACAACAACTACTCGGAGGCATCCTACACGAACATCGCCACTCTCTCCACTCCAGCTGAGTTCTGGACCGTCATTGATGCCATTTCCAAGGATGCATGGGAATCGGGCATGTTCTTCCTCATGCGGGAGGGATACCGCCCTCTGTGGGAGGCACCTGAGCATATCCGCGGAGGTGCTTGGTCAAAGAAGGTGGATGCCAAGGACACCTGCGAGGTGTTCATTGACGCCATGGCTCACTGCTTTGTGAATGACTTTCTAGTCAACTACAAGGAAGCGATTGTGGGTGTCTCCGTATCCCCCAAGGGACAGTTTCATATCATCAAGATTTGGAACACCACCACCAACATTACGGACAAGAAGCTCTTTGCTCCAAGCCTCAAGATGAAGACCACGGATGATATTGTCTACAAGGCTCATAATACGCGTCCCAAGTGAGGTCCTAAGTAGACGACGCCGGCAGCGGCATCAGGCAGAGCTTAATGTCACCTAGGTTCGCAATCACGTAGCGGATCATGATGAACCAATCATTTTTCATATGCACCTCCAGATTGTTGGACAGATTGGAGCACTTGGTAAACAGGACCAGGTGCGGCAGGGAAAAGGATCCGCTCACAATCTCCGTGGACTCATTCTTGCTGACCGACATCTCCGAGGCAGCGTCCCCCATGGTCACCGTCTGTGACGCAAACGGGCCCTTGCAAGAAAAGGTGAGCGTGTTACCGACATTCTTGATGTCCACCGTCTTGGCCGACAGCAGAGTCATGTCGCGGCAGATCTTCTGAAAGTCCAGCGAAGGCATTGTAACGCGGGCCGAAAACACAGTCTCCGGCATTGTGATATCCGACTCATCACAATCCAGCAGATTCAGGCGATACTTGATACGCCGGCCCTTTTCTCCATTCTCAATCGTGATCGTCAGGTGGTTCGACTCAGCCTTGGACACCGAGAACGTGATCGTGTCATCGTTCGTCACCGTCTTCACAATACGGTAGAAGTGATCCGTGTTCAGGCCCACACTCAGCTTCGGGGCCTTGTTGTTGTACTCGTACTGCTCAAACTTGTTCGCATACAGTCTCATGTGTGTCAGGACTGTACGGGAATTGTCCATGGCGATCATGCGGATCCCATCCTTATCAAAGACCAAGCTCATCTCCACCAGCATAGACTTCAGACCCTCGGCGAGGGTGCGGATGGGCGACGTCTGCACAGTCTTGGCAATCACTAGGTCGTCGCTCATTTATGTATGCTTGAGGCTCGGTGTCTAAGTTCTTCTACGCACTCCGCTTCAAGGAGCCTTGGCGACGTGTCTTGCGACGATGGGCTCCACCTGAAATTGATTTAAGCCCACCCATGACGCCAGTTGGCATAACCTCGTCTTCGTACTTGCCTTCAAGAGCGGACTTCACCTCTTCCTCTGGCGCCCATCGCTCTGCCATCTTTTCTGCAATGCACCGAAGAACAAAGTCTGTAAGGGTCATTCTTGTGACATTCTCGTCATCATCTGTCACCTCTACAGTTCGTCTAATGAAGTACGGTCCAACAGATTGTCCTACAAGAGCAAACACATCTGCGACCGTGAATGTTGTCCCCGCCATTTATCTAGTGCGACGTGTTTTTCTTCGCTTCAGTCCAGCAGGAAGGCAATTAAAGAACTCGCCTTTGGAGTTCATGCGGTAGTCGTAGACGTCGTAACCCGGATAGCACTTCTTTTTCGCAGCTGCGAGGCGTTGTTTGAGAGACTTGCGACGACGTCCTCCTTCAGGTCCCGCAGGATCTTCGGCAGCATCTTCTTCTAGTGTCAACTTGTGAATGATGATAGTGATTTCGGGCGCGTCTTCTCTCTGTGCCCAGATGTAAGTCTTCCCAATCGGTCGTTCGGCAGGTCTCGCACGTCCCGCTGCGTATCGGTTTACGTTATCCTCCTCAAAGTCGGGTTCCGGTCGGTCGTAGTCGTTCACGATCTCCCAGCCCTCCTCTGCAGCCTTGGACGTGAGATACGCTTTGGCTTGTTCAAACGTCCTATACACAATGGGGGCAAGAGTATCTCCCTCTTCAATCACGTAGACACTCATTACTACTCACTGTAGGCAAAAATTGCTAGAGAGAAGAGACTGAGTGCAATCGCTAACCACTTGAGACCCTTGATGCTCTCTCTAAAGAAGAACACGCCTGTCAGAGTGACCAGAATGTTGGATACCAGGTTCCAGATCAAGTTTGTTGTCACCATGTTGGAATGCGTCATCGCTTTCAGGAAGATATACGGTTCAAACGCATACAGCAATGTAGCCACCGGAAGTCCAACCGCATACGCCAGCTTTCCTTGGTCCACCAGTTTCAGTGTCCCCATCATACTGATATCAATCAGAGCCATCACGGTTCCAAAGACGATTGGAAGCATATCAAACTTGCCTACCGTCCAGTTCACCGATTTGATGACTCCATCCACAAAGTCCTTCATTACTTCTTCACGAGGACAGGAAGAAAGAAGAGAACGACGATTCCGATCAGGACCACAATGTCAATGGTGCGCACGAGCTTCTGCTCACGTTCCGGCAGCTCCATAAAGGCCTTCATGTACTCCGGCGGCTTAGCCCAGCCCCACATCCAGCCCAGAAACGTAGGCTTGAGCCGGTCCTTGCAATCGTAGATCATATCGTACCACGCAAGAGAAACATACGCAACACACGCCAGTAGGAAAGCCATGAGAATACGGTGGGACAGGGGCTTAAAATGGGGCATCCAGTACACAATCAACACAAACAGGGAAAACACTAAGCACTTGGGGTTAAGTGTAAGGTGTGTTCCAAATAATCCGGCGGCCATTACTTCTTACGCTGGGTTTTTCCATGGGACATGCGGGCCGACTTCTTACGCGAGACGATGCGACCCCACTTGTTCATCTTGAGGTCGGCCTTGGTGAGACCGCCCGTTGTATGGTGAGCCGTTCCATGCATGACTTGAGCGCGAGATCCGATTGCGTGCATTTATATCAAGCACAGAATAAATGGATCGGGTCGCATTTGTCTCCTTTGCAAACATCCCGTTTTACCAGAATCTTCAGAAGGAGTTTCTACAGTCTGTCCGACGATTTCGTTACGACGCATATACATTCTCGACCTTCGAGGAAATAGGGAGTCCGGACCACTCTGTATCTCCATACGAATTCAAGATTCATGCAATACGCACAGTCTATATGAAAGGGTATGACATTGTCATCTGGTGCGACAGCCCGCTGCGACTTGTGCGGTCGATTGCGACTTGGATACCTGAAATTAAGAAACGAGGTGTCTATTTGCAAGAGGACGGACATGCAATGGGAGCTTGGGCAAATGACCGAGCACTCGATCATTTCAATCTGACGCGCGACGAAGCGATGAAGCTAAAGACTGTATACGCGTGCGTTATGGCGTTTGACTTTAGACATCCAAAGACGAAGGAATTCTTATACAGAATGAAAGACTGCGCAGAGAAGGGCCTTTTCAAGGGCAAATGGAAGAATGACGAACTCACCGAAAGCCAAGACCCTAGATGCAATGGTCATCGCCACGACCAAACGTGCGCAGAGTTAGTTGCTCGCCAACTGGGGATCCAATCAGGACCCCGTGTGTTTCTAGAGACCCCACATCCGTCAAGATATTTCAGGTCGCATTGGCATTCCTAAAAAAGACGTTAACTATCTATAATGATCTCAGGCAAGGGGTTTGCTGACGTATCTACTTGGATCTACGACACGAGATACCGCGAACGCCCCTTCTTGCACTGGGGATCAAGAGCGGGCGATTGGGTCTTCATTAATGGCGATCACCTTGATCAATTTCTGAGCATTCGACTTCTAACACCCAAGCGGTTCAATCTGGTCATTCACAACTCAGACAAGTCCTTTGACGCAGACCGCCTTGCCCGAACACTGCCCAGAGCACTTCGGATCTATGCAATCAACACAACCGTCCGTCACCCCCAGCTGACGACAATCCCCCTTGGGTTTCCAGACAGCGGACTCAAGCACATTGCAGGCATCCGTCCGTCCGCCGATCGGCATATTGAGATCTACTCCAATTTTTCAGTAGGGACAAACGTTGTGGCTCGTACTGAGTGCTTGAAGGCGTTTGAGAACGATCCTCGCGTTGTTCGCAAGGATCCAAACGGACGCACACAACCTGAGTTTTATGAAGATATGTGTCACTCCAAGTTCGTACTGTGTCCTACGGGCACTGGACTTGACACGCATCGTGTCTACGAGGCGCTTGCGTGTGGGGCCACTCCAGTCGTACTCCATAGCACACTGGATCATCTCTACGCAACGTTGCCTATTTGTATTCTTGACAAGTGGACGGACCCTATGTATGTTCCAGATGGTACGTCGCGGTTTAGGGTCAATGAGTACTTACAGTAAGAATACCCGCTTGAAAACATCCATCACCTTCTCGGGGGTATACTCTAAGTATCCGCTCTTTGACATGTCAAGCATCTTCCACTGTCCCGATTCAATGATCCGCAGAACGTCCTCCTTGTTCGAATATTGGCAACACAGTCCCTTTGAATTCACAATATGTGCCTTCTCAGGCGAGTGGGCCCATGTCAAGAATGGCTTCCCAGCGACAGAAAACTCTCCACACGCAAGACCGAATGTCTCTCCGCGGTGACGAGCATGGAGCATAACGTCGCATGTATTGATCATCTTTCGCTTGACGTAAAGTTCGGTTGTAACTGGAAGATAGACAAGTCTAGGATGACTGGCAAAGTGATTGGTGGCCATGCAGACGAACCACATGGTAGGAGTACGGTTCAGGAGCTCAACCACTGCTTCGTGAACGAATGGCAGATCAAACGAACCTGCAGACCCATATCGTCCAACAACTACAGCATTCGGTGGAATTCCAAGTTCTTCTCGGAAAGAATCGGTATGGTGATCCACTCGGACCATATACGGAACGACTGGAAAACGTGTACCGTAAATACGATTGAGGTCATCGTGGATCACAGAATACACGGCACCATGCGGTTGCTTCGGCGTAAAGACGCAATGGACCACCGACTTGCACAGATCCGTCCCCCACTCGTCAAGTTCTCCCGACTTCTGTGTATAGCAGACGTCAACAGACTGGTTCTTGATGACCGCATTGATATCGGCACGTGTCTTCACATAGAATACAGGGAACCTCTTCTCAAACTTCTCGTAGATCGGACCGTACGTATGTCTGAAGTCGCGGGTAATCACAATTGACTTGTTTCCGAGCAGCGTCTCATTATAGTCAGCATAGTCGTAGACCGCGACCTCAACCCCACCAAATGAAATACTATTGACTACAAATGCAACCTTCATTTCGTATTAAAGACGTCTATAGTCGTAAATGAAATGCCTCGGGCTGCAGTTGTAACTGGCGTGACTGGACAGGATGGATCGTACCTTGCCGAGCTCCTCCTCTCAAAGGACTATCATGTCTACGGTATTGCTCGGCGGACGTCCTGCTCAAACACAGAACGCATTCGTTCCATTCTTACGCATCCTCACTTCTTTCTCCGTGAGGCAGATCTCACCGATTCAAACTCGCTTCGGATTGTGTTTGAAGACGTGTCCAAGTATGCGGAGATTGAGGTCTACAATCTTGCCGCACAGTCTCACGTCCATACCTCTTTCCGCCAACCCGAGCTCACCGCAGATGTGGATGCACTTGGACCGCTTCGTATTTTGGAGGTTCTTCGGGCGCTGCAGCTGACTCGCGCAAAGTTCTATCAGGCATCCACGTCAGAGATGTTTGGAAAGGTTGTGGAGACACCGCAGTCCGAGACAACCCCTTTTTATCCTCGCAGTCCGTATGGTGTTGCGAAGGTGTATGGATATTGGATCGTAAAGAACTACCGCGAGAGCTACGGGATGTTCGCGTGCAACGGAATCCTCTTTAATCACGAGTCGGAGCGGCGAGGAGACGAGTTTGTCACTCGCAAGATCACAAAAGCCATTGCGCGTATCAAGCAGGATCCTACGTTCTGCCTCCGTCTCGGAAACTTGGATGCGAAGCGAGACTGGGGACATGCTCGGGATTTTGTATATGGAATGTGGCTGATGCTTCAGCAAGACGTTCCAGATGACTTTGTATTGGCAACCGGTGAGACACATACGGTTCGTGAGTTTGTAAATCTGGCATTCCAAGCAGCGGGATTTGCACTCACGTGGAGTGGAGAGGGTGAGAATGAGATCGCAACCGATCAGACAGGACGCGTTGTTGTGCGCGTGGATCCTGCATTCTACCGTCCAGCCGACGTGGAGATTCTGATTGGCAACAACGCAAAGGCGAAGCGCGTTCTCGGTTGGACGCCGGCAACACCATTCCCCGATATGGTTACTGCGATGGTGAAGTCGGATTCTGCCAATTGAACGTCCATTCGGGAATATGCTCTCCTGTCTCGCGTTGGTAACACTTCTTGACTGTTGCCTTCAGCGGCAAGTGAGCTGCCAAACATCTAAACGCGCTATTTGTCACATGTATCTCCGATGCATGAATAATCGTATCCGTATAACTAGGAAAAGGTGCGTCAACGAAGGTCTGTGCCAGATCATGCCAACGATGTCCAACCGGATACACGTTGATATTTGGATCAATTGTCAGCGTTTCATTGATGTCCCACGTAACAAGCGAATTCACGTGCGAAGACGACTTCTGCTGTGTGAAGATGTAACGAAAGTCCTTGACCGTCGCATAAAGCTTCTTAGATCCTTCGTTCTCTGGGATCTTGAAATGAGTATGCTGTATCCGTGGGTCAAGTCCTAGATCCTTGTAGAAGCAGATGGCAATCATATAGTCCCCATCTATTTCGTGACGAGGATATGCAGGGTATCCTGATCGGTAAACCGCAACGTAGTCCTTTGGATCAAACTCTATGACGTCTTGCGGCGTTTCTTCACGCCATGACATCATGTTTTTATAGTACCACGCGTCATTGATCACGATCGGACGTATACGAGGTTCGTCAGAAAAGAACGCAACCAATGTTTTGTAGTTCTTTGAGAAGCATGGTACGTGTATCTCGCTATGAAACTGCACAAGGAACCGTACCGCGCCTATCATGTCTATCTGATCGCCCAGTCCTAGATTAGATAAGAAAAGTGCTCGTCTATGAGGGACTCTGATCTTCAAGAAGGACATTTGTGAATATGCTTGACAAATAACCAACCTCGTCTATCGTTAGATCCGGATGGTTGGGAATGTAGAATCCGCACTCGTGAATACGATCGGCTACAGGAAGCTCAGTGGAAGACGAATACGGCTGAAAAAACGGTTGGCGGTTCATATTCCCAGCAACAATCGGGCGAGTTTCAATTCCAAGAGAGCGACACCGCTGGACATATGCGTCACGATCGGATTGGCTTGAGCAAACAATCGGTATCGCAAATGCCGGCACGTCTTGATCGGGTATATACACGTCTTTTCCGGCGCAGGCGCGAATTGCTCGGAAGGACGCCCGACGACGCTCATTTGACTCGTCAATATACTTCAACTGTATCGTGCCAATGAGCCCCTGTAGGTCCATTGGGCGAACGTTGTATCCAAGCGTATAGAACGTATAGGGTCCGTAAAAATCATTTATTTTCCACGTGGACCGAAGCTCATCGCGTTCTGCAGGGGTCACATTCCGGTCCCATCCATGGGCACGGACCATGTGGATCATCTTGCTCAGCTCTGCATCGTCCGTTGACACCAGACCTCCTTCGATTGTGGACATGTGGTGACCTACAAATGTAGAAAATGTAGCCACGAGACCAAAATTGCCCAGACGAACGCCGTTGTGAAGGGTCCCAAGAGACTCACAGGTGTCTTCCAGCAGAATGATATCCTTCTTCTTGCAATGTGAGGCGATCGTATCAATGTCCCCGCAGAATCCGAGCAGATGGGTAATAAACAGGCAACGAATATCATGTTTCATGACGTCCGCACAGGATACGTTCAAGGTCTTAGGATCTACATCAATGAGAACGGGAACAAGACCAAGCTGTATGACAGGCATTACATTTGTTGCCCACGTCACCGCAGACACCCCAACGCGATCACCCAGTTTCAGACGGCCAAGATTCAAAAGAGACTGTAGCACGACAAGGTTTGCGGAACTTCCACTGTTCACCATAATCGTATGGTTCCTCCCCTGCCATGCAGAAAAGAGGTCTTCAAACTTGGCGACTTCGGGACCCATACTGAGCTTCTCGGATGTCTGAATAAATGCGCAAAGTGCATCCTTCGTCTCTTGTTCACCCAAGAACGTAGACTTCATCAGCGGAATCTTCATCGTTGTAGTGTGTCTAGATTGGTTCTATAGGTTATGAACGATGGGTTTGTTTTTGCTGCGATATATCCATCATATTCCTCTAACTGAAGAGCAATTCGCTTCTTGTGAAGAGCATCGGCGATGGAGAGGGGAGCAGACAGGGTACTCACAAACAGCGCGCACCCCTGAATTGCATTGACCAAGTCCGTAAACGAAGGCGTGAGAACGAGAGGGAGATGAAGTCCGGTTGTCGCAACGAAGTGGTCGTAGTTTGATCGGTCTGATGCCAAAAACCGGACATCGGGTCCAAGAGTGTTGATCAACTTTTCATGATCAAACGGTTCTGTCCACCATCGATTCGGAGATGTTGAAATGAACACCGTGTTCGCGTAGTCCGATGGTTCGTCGGTCTTGAACCAAGGAGTTTCAGACCAAGAAACACCGTAGTGGCGATTGAAGATGGTATGCCACGAATCCGTGTGATAATCAAATCCACTGCGCCACGTGCTCAAGTTCACATCGCACATAGATCCGTCGTGAATTCGCACATCCTGAATATAGGACTGTTTCTTCAAGAATGGCGAAATGTCCTCATGGGTACGCACAACGCCCCAACGGAAAGGTTCAATGCTATCTGTCATGTACACAATTCCTTTCCGACCGCATGCCCGATAGTTCTCGTTCACAACAGACAGCTGATGTATAAAGTCACCAAGTAGCCCACTTGCAAGGTATGTAATCGGCGGAAACTCATAGGCAGACCGATCGGGCAGGTGAACCGTATCCGCATCAATTTTGTCTGAAGGGATATCCTCATATACAAAGTTCGGAGTCGTAAAAATGCGCTTGAGAACATCGGTGTGCTCTGACTGAAAAGAGACCGTATCGTATTGAACGCTGAGGTAGTTGATAACCGGAATACATGCATACACATCTCGTACACTCAAGGTGACGTGCTTTGCACCGTAGCTCTTTTGCTCTTTCAACGCAGAGCAGGACATTGTGTTCAAAAGACGCTTGATCCGAAAGCGTTGGTCATTGTACTCATATACCTTTGCAGCAAGGTCCGCAAAGTCCACTGTATTGCGAGCAGTCGGGTCTGTTGCATTCACCTTATCCATTGAGTCCCAAACCTGTAGGTTCGTATACAGCAAGAGACCATAGTGAAACGCGTATGTTTGCTTGAATGGCGCGAACTCGTGAAGCGCGTCAATCTCCTTCTGTATCTCCACTAACTTTTCGGGCGACCTGATCTTCATCTGCTTAATTTCAAGTATCGTGAGCCGATCCAGCCCATCTGCTAGGGAGACTTCAAGGAGCATACTTATTAGAATGCACTACGACGGCGGCGGACAGTAAAACGCATCCGGCGCAGGATCAATCTTCTTGAGAATCTCAAGATACGTCAGTCCATCGCAGCGAATTTGCTCAGCCGCCGCTTTGTTCACGAAATCTAGGTCCGCGTACCAATCCTCAAAGGCTCCGTACGGTTCAGTAGGGCTGTCGGGCATGACCACATCTGCGCAAATGAGCGAGTATCCGTGATTTGTCAGAACTTCACGAATGTAGTCGCGGGTCGCAGTGCCAAACCGATACTGATCGTGCTCAATCGTCATGGTCGCAAAGCGAATCTTGTCCCAAGGGAAGTGTGCCACTGCTGGCATGGTTGCCTCGTCGACATCAAAGGAGATGTAGTCAATCGTGTTCTGCATGAACGGGCACCTCTGTATGACATCATCCCAGTTCACAGTTGTCACATCTGTGCAATAGAACAAATTCTTCCGCTTCGCAGCAAACTCTAGAGAGAACTCCTGGCAATCGATGGACAGACCCGTCCAGCCCTCCATCTCAAGAGCATACGTATTGTTGTGATACGTGGGACGGAACGAACCGATATCAAGATACGTTCCCGGGCGACGCACAAGATGACGAGGAAAGACGTCTTGACCCGCTTGACTCAAGGAAAGTATGGGCATTTGGCTACTTAGTGTGATCCCACTGTAAACAACATCTAGGCCAGACTTGACCCACATTTTGTTTTTGATTTCTTGGATGATTTCTTGGTTGCCTTGCGGCTGTCTCTAGTTGCTGTACGCAAGACCGCCCATGCCGGACATCACGCGGAGCACGTTGTAGTTCACCGCGTAGACGCGCACCTGAGCCGTGCGGCCCGAGCGCACCGTGTTCACGGACACCGTCAGCTGGAGGGTGGCCTTGTCGATGCGCGAGAAGTTGCAGGTGCCCGACGGCTGGTGCTCCTCCGGCTTCAGGGCAAACGAGTACACGTTGATACCCTGAGCAGGGGTGCGGCTGTGGTGCTGGTACGGCTGCACGCGGGAGAAGTAGCGGCCCTCGCGCTCCGTGAAGCGGTCCTGACCGTTGAGCTGCAGCTTGGCAACCTCCACCGGGTTCTTGCCCTCGCACTTGACTCCGGAGTCCAGGATGACCTTGGCGAGCAGGTAGTTCGTCGTGTCCTCGAACACGATGCCCTGGTCGTTGGCCGTGTTGGTGTCGAGCCACGACGCGCCGTTGAGCGACGGGCCAAGACCCGGGGCACCGCCGACACCGCCGACGAAGTACGGGCCCGAAGGACCGTCACCCGCCACCGTGGGGACCGTCGTCGCCGCGCCGCCCGTCGCCAGCGAGCCGCGGGCCAGAACGTCCATCACGATACCCTCCGTGCTGAAGTCGTCCGTGTAGTTGAACGGCTGGCAGCCGTTGACCTCGTTGATGAAGGGCTGGTTAGGCGTGCAGTCCACGAACGAGTCGCGCTGGACGACCCACACGAGCTCCTTGACCGGGTGGTTGAAGTTGAGCTGGATCTTGTTGGACGACGACGTGATCGCCTCGGCACCCGTGAACTGCAGCTGCTCAATCAGGTACTCGTGCGTCTGCTGGGCGAAGCGGCGACGCTCCTCCGTGTCGAGGTAGATGTAGTCGATGTAGAGCGACGCGGCCGTGAGCGACTGGATGCTGACCGCCGGCGGCACCGAGGTCGCGAGCTCGTAGTACGTGCAGTTGATCCACTGCTCGAACTCCACGTTGATACGCACCTCGTGGTACTGGAGCGCGATCAGCGGGATCGCCAGACCCGGGTTGCGGCAGAACCAGAACTGGAGCGGGATGTACAGCGTGCGGGCCGGCGTGCCCGAGCGGGGGGCGCACGTGTTCGTCAGCTCCGAGCCGGCGCACGAGGCATCCAGCGCATAGCCGCGACGGTCCTTCATCAGCACGAGGTCGTGCGTGTTGCCGATCATGTCGTTCAGCGCCTCGATCGTGCCCTTGTCCTGAGACAGCTGCGTCCAGATCTGCATCCAGTCGCCATACTGGCGATCGATGCGCTGGCCGCCAATCTCCAGCTCCACCGTCTTGACGAGGCGGTGACCGATGAAGTTGAGCCAGCGGAAGCGGTTCAGCGAGGTAGACGGCAGGTCCACGGCCGGAAGAACCACCTGGAGGTACGTGCGGTACATCAGGTCCGCGTTACGGTTGATGACGGCCGTCACGCGCTTGTTGAAGTCGGCTTGGCCGTTGAACGTCACCTCAATGGACTCCATCGCGAAGTTGGTATGACGCTTGTACAGGACCTTCCAGAACGTGATCTGGGGGGAGCCCGAGATGTAGATATCCTGCGCACCATAGCTGACGAGCTGAAGAAGACCACCACCCATATTGATTGTTTGATAGAGCGCAATATTATTTTTGCCGGCGAGGGCGACGCGCCAATGTCCAACGGTGTTGCGTTGGAGGTTGGGGTGTTTCTAAGTTGTTTAGTATGTCTTGGATCTGCGGCTACGGCGACGGCGGCGGCGAGTGCGGCCACCCTGCGGACCTCCCACTTTTTTCCCAAATACATCCCGTTTAGGTTCACCTGTGCCGGCAGGGATAGGGTTCAGCTTCTTCTTCTGATTCTCGAGGGCTTGGGCGTCCGTGTTGGGGGGCAGGTCGCCTCCACGCCCTTTCCGAGTGTATCTACGCATTGCTTATAGCAAAGATTTTACGCCTTGGAGAGGAGGTGAGCCTTCTTGGCGCGGGCACGGAGCGTCGCCTTGCGGCCGCTCGACTTGAGACCGTGCGACTTGAGGACGCGCTTGAGGGCCTTGGCGGACGGGCCCTTGCGGGTGCGGCGGCGACCACCAGGCATGCTGCTAACGGAGGCAGGAGAGAGGGCAGAGGACATTTTGTTTTAAGGGTGAGACAAACTTTCAGGATGAACGCGAAAAGGAAAAAATGGAGCCTGTGTCTATTGGACTTCTTGTTGGGTTTTTCGTTGTCGGCATCTTTGGGATCTATGGATGTCTCGTGAGAAAGCGAGGGGGGATGGCGAAGGCGCCGTCCTCTGAGAATCTAGCAGATATGGTTCCTCAAGAGGACCCTACTCATCAGGAAAGTTAATGTGATTGGTGTACAATGTGCTACAGCAAGGGGTCAAGTTTGTACACCTCTATGGTGTCGTTTGTTGCTATCGTGTACTTGCTGAGTTCAGGAATACCCCACTTTCAATGGCTAGGCGTGTCTCTGACTGGGTGGTGCGCGATGCAGTTTGCAGAATTCCTCTTGTGGTCGGAGAATCCCCGTAAAGAGTGCACTGAAAATAACAAATTGATAACAGCAACGGTTGTTCCGGCTGCACTGTTTCTTCAGGGCGTGTCTGCCATGCTTGGCGCCTTTTTCGTCTATCCTGCAAGCGTGCTCAAGCCATATGCCATCGGATCCCTAGCGGTTTCAGCTGCAACTGTCTACGCGATGCATTTCTACAATGCCGATAAGATGTGCAGTGTCGTTACAAAAGAAGGACATCTGAACTGGAGTCGCAGATTGGACTGGAGTGTCGCGTCTCCCGCCGAAATAACCTTTGGATATTACTACTGGGCATTCATCATCTTTGCTCCTCTTCTCTTTCTTTGGAATCGTAGTCTTCCTTTTCTAGCTATTTTTCTCATACTTCCAGCTATCGGGTTCTTCTATGGGCGATATGGAACAGACTCGGGCGCATCCATTTGGTGCTACTATACGAGCTGGTCAAGTGCCATCGCTGCGTTTGGCTTGTTTTTGAAGCAAGCAGGACTCTATGATGTACTGCGAGCTTGAACTACTCAAGAATCAGTTTCGGCGTGATGTGCATGGCCTCCAACTCCTGCATCCACAACTTCATCGCGTAGGGGATGGTCTTGATGACAAAGTCCGTCTTGTTGCCACACGCACCGCACGAATAGATTCCCTCTACGGGATTGACCACAGCCAACGTTCCGCAGCTCTTGCAAAGGCCCGTCTTGAACGGGTCGGAGACATCCATCAGACGCTCCTTGGTAAACACCGAGATACCGTGTGACAGCATACAATCGCGTTCCATCTCACCCACACGCAGACCACCATCACGGGACCTGCCCTCGCACGGCTGGCGGGTCAGCGACACAATCGGACCCCGAGCGCGGGAATGCTTCTTGTCAATGACCATGTGCTTCAGGCGCTGGTAGAAGGTGGGACCCATGAAGATCTCCGCCTGCATCATCTCGCCCGTCTGACCGTTGTACAGGATCTCGTTGCCGTAGGGATGCATGCCCATCTCCACCATGTGCTTCTTCAGGTCCTCCACCTTGAGGTGAGAATACGGCGTGCCATCGCCCAGGGTTCCCTTGCGCACACCGATCTTACCGAAGATGTTCTCCATCAACTGAGCAATCG